ATGATACCTTTAGATCGTGAAGGTCTAAATAGGTGTCGTAGTATAGCAGCTAGACAAGAAGAGAAGATGAGATTAGACTATGAATTAGTTAGAGTCCTGAAGTGTGCAGAATTGCAACAGAAAGGATTTATGCTACTTCCTGGTTCTGATATCGGTCATATGTGTAGTGATGTTATACCTATAAAGACTTGGGAGAAAGCTAAAGCTAAAGTATTAAAATGTAAAACACCACCGCCACCATGGTATAAGCCATGGAGTAAACCTAAAGAAACATGTAACATGAGTTCATTAACTCTACAAAGAGGAGATAATACTCCTAACCTAGATGGTCCTAATGACCTTCAACCTGAAGTGAAAACTTCACGCATCATTGAAAAAGACGGAGTAAAACCCGCTAAGAAAAAAACATCCAAAAAACCCACTGAAGAATAATGATCCTAATTATCAAGCCCATCCTTTTCGCCTTCTTGAAGTCAGATGCAGTCAAGAAGCTAGTAATAGATTTACTAGAAGCTTATGTTGCTAGAACTGACAATAAATTAGATGACCAAGCATTAGAAATTGTTAAAAAGAAACTACTAAGCTAATGGTAAGAAAAACCAAACCTGGACCAGCTCCTGTATGGGAATTACCACATGGTAAAGGCCAGGGACCAAAGCCAGGTAATCATACATTGCCACCTTTAAAACTTAAAAAATTAACAGGAGAAAGAAAAGGTTACAACGTATAAAAATGGCTAAAGCTAAAGAAGAGAAGTTTAATGAACTTCATAACCTCGTCACTGAAGAATTCCTAAAGAGGGTTCGTAGTGGCGAGGCTACTACCCAAGACCTAAAAGCAGCGTGTGATTGGTTAAAGACTAACGATATTACTGGTATTGCCTATGAGGGTACACCTTTAGAGAAGTTATCTGCAATCATACCTAAAGTAGACCCTGAACTCGTACAGCATAGACTCTATGGCAGAACTAGGCAAAACAGCTAGGCATTATCGGAAGAATGCCAAATCAAGAGCTAAACACAACGCAGACAATGGTAAGGGTGGTAAATACGCACATACCAAAGCGTACAAGAGAGCACATGGTAAAGCCAGAGCTGCTCTAAAAATAAGAAGAGGTTCCTCTATGGATGCGTCTAAACAACCAGACGGTTCGTATAAAGCAGAGAGTCGTAAGACGAATAGAGGACGAGGAGGAGCACAGAGGAAGTAACCATGCCTTTATATAATAGACTTCTAGAACGTGAAGATGTTAAAGATGAAGATAAGAAACATTATCAATTCTGGGAAAATGTAGAGAAGTCACCTATTGGTCAAGCTAATAGATGGTTAAATTACCGTCCTCCAGAAACATCTAAAGAACAAAAACAACTTTATCGTAGTGGAGAAAAAGGTAGAGCACTTCAAGGCTTACAGTATGCTAGTGATGTTTTAGATGTAACTGATACTGTAGTAGGTGCTCCAGTAAGAGCATTAGGCTGGACATTGAATACAGCTATGGAAGGTCTTAGTGATGCTACTGGATATGATAAAAGAAGTCTAAACACATTATTAACTATAGCTGGATTAAGTAAAGCAAAAGTAATACCTAAAGGAAGTCGGTTACATAGATCAATCCAAACAGCTGGACAGCAAGCTGGAGCTAGGGCAGGTACTCAAGCTAGACATCTTAAAACAAATCTAAAACAAGCTAAAACTTTTTATGACGAAAGATTTAGTCCAGATCCTTCTAAACGTATTGTTGATGTTAATGCACAAGCAATAGAAAGTGTTTGGGCTATGCCACCTGAAGAATTTCAAAAGATAGTAAGATTAGCTAATCAACCTGGGATAAATTCTTTAACTTTAGCTAGAAGATTTAATCAGCAACAAGGTGTTATTAAAACATATCTAGATTCTAAAGGTAAAACAGATTTAACTGAAGGTGCTAAAGATTTAAAAGCATCATTAGAAGTACCAGATGAATGGGAATTGATAAAGTGGAGTAATTATGGATATACTCCTGATACTCTACCGACTCAAGTCAGCAAAGCATCTCCAATGTTTGTCGAACAAGTGGCTAATAGTTTAGATTCATTTTATAGTAGAACACAGGAAGCAGTTGTATCTAAAGTAGGTTCAAAAGCTTCAGCAAAAGAGATTAGACAAGCTTTAAAAGAATTCCCTCAATTCTGGGTTAATCCTGAAGGTGGTAAAATATATAGAGCCAGTTATACGACAGGATTACAGAAAAGATATACCATAAAACCTGTAGCAAGACAATACTTAGAAAAACAGCAAAGTACTGCACTTCAGAAAAAATGGAATACTTGGTTTCAAAAAGACATACAAGCTAGAAATAAATTACACAAAGAAGCGTATGATAAAGAGTTTGATGCAGCACATAAAGAACTGGAAGAAGTACAGAAAACAATCGAAGTCTATAGAAAAAAAGGTATATCTGGACCAGACATGCAGAGAGCTTTAGATAGAATAACCGAATTAAATACTAAGATAGATAATCTTGAATATGGTAGGGAATATACAGAACATGGTCTATATTTACAAAGTGAAAAAGGCCGTAATTACATATTAGATAATTCTAAAGTACCTCTTAATGAAAGTAAAGAGTTCTCATTAGGAGACCTAGCTAATCAAACTGCTAGATTAGAGAATTTAAACAATCCAGATACATTAGTTTTTAGAAAATTTAAAAGTAGATTAGAAACAGTTCTTGATGAAGCTCCAGATAATTATTTTTCATATCCTAATTATATAGTAAACTCTAATCCAAGATTATCTGGTGGTAGAGATGATGTTATTCGTATAGAATACTCTCCTATTGAATGGCAAGAAGTACCAGGAACCGATCAAATGCGTCCAGTATTATCAGACTTTAAAATTAAAGATGGTATTTTATCAGGAAAAAATGTAAATGTAAAAACAATAGATATAAAGAAAGATCTTCCTGCACTTAAAGAATATTTTTCAAGAGGTTTTAATGATGAAACTATTCGACAATGGCTTTCAGAAGTACATGGCATAACCCCAGTAAGTCAAGATCAATCTATTCCAAGAACAGGTTTTAATATACGTCTTAGTAAATCACCTATGAAAAGTAGGCAGGAACAAATAAAAGAGTTCAAAAAACTCATGGAAGACGTACAAGCAGGTCGTAAGACTTGGGAGGAAGTCTTCGCTGAAGAAGGTATTGAAATTGTTCCTCAAACTGGAGCTGCTAAAGTAAAACGTAGTAAAGGTGGTCGACCAAGAGGCAGCCGTACTAGAGTTAAGGGTGAAAAAGGTAAAAATATCTTTGAACAAATAAATGATATAATAGATCATAAAGTATGAATAACGTATTACTAGCTTTAAAAGACGACTTTAAGCTGTTCCTACAAGCTCTGTGGGAGCAGCTAAGTCTACCCTCACCT